GTGACCAACCAGGGGGCCATAAAAGAGCGCTGGGCCATCCGGTTTACCAGCAGCACCAGCTTTGAAGTGATCGGCGAAACCGTGGGCGTGGTCGGTACCGGCAACATCAGCGCCGACCTGGCTCCCACCAACGCCGCCACCGGCGCCCCGTATTTCACCATCCGGGCCGACGGCTGGGGCAGCGGCTGGGTTTCCGGCAACACGCTGAGATTCAACACCGAGGGCGGTCAAGCGCCGTTCTGGGTGGCCCGAACCATCGTGGCCGGCCGAGCCGTTGAGGAAACGGATCAATTCGCTACACAGAATCGGGGGGATGCTGACTGATGGCGAACCTTAGCGACCATGGCTATATATTGGACGATTTTTCAACGACCGATAATCCGGCTCAGATTGTCGGGGATTATGAGCTATCAGAGGGCACCGGAGATTTAACTGACAACTGTATTAGATTTTCTAATGTAGCCGATGGACAAACAAAATCATTTTCCATGGCAGCACCAAAATCCGGGCTTTTTGGCATAAGGTTCCGCGTAAGCTCAGAGAAAGATTATGACTTTTTTAGGGTTTACATAAACGGCACAAAGAAGATCGAAAGGTCTGGGGAAACAGGCTTTATTGAATTCTGGACAAATGTGTCAGAGAGCGACGTCATTGATTTTCAGTATGTTAAGGATGCTTCTGTTTACAAAGGGAGTGACAACGCTTTTATAGAAAGACTGTTTTTGTATCCAATTGGAACCTATGAAGAATATGACTTTAGCGGTGGTATTCCAGACGGGGTTTATGGTGCATGGACGATTGGGCCAGATCCTGAATCTATTAGCGGTTACTCTCTCCAAGCAACGGAAAGCAGAGACTATAAGAGCAAGTCAACCATATTTAGGAGAGAAACCCCTTGCTTCCTGCTATCTGAGATTTATTCATCAGGCACACAGTACGATGTTACAACGTTTGGGAAAAATGGAATATCGCATGGGTATTTGACAACAAATTCTGCTTTAGACTATGCGCCACTGAGCCCAGATGATTTCTATTTTTATTCCCTGCATTGCGAAACGACCGGTGTCACCGGCTACGTTAGGAGGCTGCTAGTTCTGCCAGACCTGGAGTCCGACGGCGGCAGCGCTGGAGGCGGAGCCTCTAATCAGTCCTCTCAAGTTTCCGGCGTAGTGCAGATCGACAGCGCCCCGGCGGAACGAACCGTCCGGGCCTTCGGGTATGAGCCCACAACCCACCAACTGGACGGCAACACCGTGAACCTGAGCAAGAGCCTGGGCCAAGCCACCAGCGACCCCAGCACCGGGGAATATACCTTGGACCTTTTGGGCGGGTATGACCAGCAGGTGTTTGTGGTGGCCTTCGACAATTACGGGGCCGATTTCGAGCCGGACCTGGCGGTGTCCGTGGGTGACCGAATCCACCCAAGCACCCCCAACGGTTACGTGTGGGAGTGCGTCGGATCAGGCACGCTGCCGGCTGATGAGCCCGCTTGGATCGTGGACACCGAAACTGCACAGACCTATGGCACCGCTTCAATGATTGCCGTGAAGTTCTGGCGTGCCATGGTTCATGGTCCTGTAACCCCCGAAGTCATCCAGAGCCCTTAACGTCATGACATATGCCCCGGAAACAGATCCCCGGGCCGTTCTCCTGAATCTCAGCAACCAGTACAGCCCTCCAACAAATCCGGCTGCGCTGAACTTTGATCTCGCTGACCAGCAGGGCGGGCCGACCTACCGCAAGCCCCCGCTGGCGGTCAGCTACCAGTGGGGCAGCGAACAAACCAGCCAGACCCCAGGCACCACCGTCGGGCACTGGCAGGATCAGGGCAGCCCCCTGCACTTGGCCAGCGAGGGCCACGACCACCAGCAGGCCACCGTGCTGGCCCTTTGGCAGAAGAACCAGCCGTGGTCGCCGGTACCCAGCAAGGACCACGCGCCAGAGCCTCACAGCGGGCGCAACGGCACGCCGCTGGCCATCCGGCCCGACAGCCCAGAGTGGGACGCAAACCTGATCGTGGACGCCCCAGAGGGCACCGGCGCGCAGGGGTGGGACGTTCAGCCGGCCAAGGACCGGGCGTGGTTTCAGCCATACATCAGGCCGCCGGCGCACAACGTCAGCGACCCCCACACCGCCCGGGATACCGTGGTGAACTGGCAGGCCCCGCCGCCGAAAGAGATCAACCTGGAACAGGACGAAACCCTGAACCTGCAGGTGGCGCCCTACACCCCACCGGGGAGCGCCGTGGTCGATTTCGAGATGGTGCCCGATACCCTGCTGGTGGAAGTGAAACCGCCGACGCGATCCGTGGACAGCCAGCCGGATATTCCGGCTTGGTCGCTAAAGGAAGCCCTGGACGGGCGCACCATCCACCCCTGGGACAGAAAGCCCCGGATTGGTACCGAAGTCGAACACCCGAGCGCCGTCATTCCAGACCCGCCAATCAGTGACCCGCCCCCGGCGCCGGAAAACAAAAGGACATACTTCATCATGAACAGCAGCAGCCTGGTAGAAGTCACCACCGGTACCCCGCTGAATTTTAAAGACCTGAGCATAGAGCTGGACGCCGATAGCTTCGCCTGGAAAATGCGTTGCACCATCAATAACCGTGCAAGCATGAGCCTGATAAAGCCCAGTTCCGAAGGTCCGGCGGAAGTGATCGCCACTGTAAACGGCTACGAATGGCGGTTCGTGATAGGGCGCTACAGCCGCAATAAACAGTTCGCCAAAGAAAGCTACACCGTCACCGGTTTCAGCCGTTCGCAGCTGCTGGCGGAACCCTACGCACCCAGGCGCACAGGGCGAATCGAAACCCAGACAACAATGATGCAGGCCATTGCCGAGCAGCTGCAGTTCACCGGATTTACCGCAAGCCTGCAGGAAGGCCTTTACGATTTCGTGATCCCCGCTGGCGCCTGGGGCTGGGAAGATAAAACCGCTATGCAGGTAATCACCGAGCTGGCGGACGCCTTAGGCGCTGTAGTGGTCCCGGACCGAGAGCAAGACGTTTTGCACATCCGCCACCGGTACCGCCAGATCGGCCCCTGGGATTACGACGCCCTGACGGAAGGCGAGCTGGACACCATCATCCAGGACACCATGGTGACCAGCGATGACGGCCAGTGGGAGCCACAGCCAGACTACAACGCTGTATTCGTCTCCGGCATCACGGACGGTGTTTCCGTGAACGTGATTCGCACCGGCACACCTGGTGATAAGCCAGCGCCCGACAACTTCCACGACCTGAACGTAGAGGCCTATCAGTGCCGCCTGCGAGGGCTGAGCGCCATTGCAGCCGGTGGTGAACAGGAAATCGTAACCATCGGGACGGCACTGCCAACTAGCGGAAGTCCCGGCCTGATAGAGCCCGCCATGCTCGCCGAGTGCCGAGCCACCCTGGAAAGCGAAGACACCTGGCGCGGCAATGTGCTGAGCAACAGCATCAGCGTAAGCAAGCCCGGCACTGGCCGTGTCACCCAAAACGTGAAAATCGAGAGGCACTATTACTGATGGCCACCGTAAACCCATGGAAGCGTTTCCAGCGCCTGCTCCCCCGGGCAGGCCGCTACACCGTCACGATTGACCAGGTGCTGCAGGACGGCACCAGCATGGCCACCCGCCGGGACGGCCAGAAGGTGCGACTCAAAGGCGGCCTGGTGGCTGCCGGGAAAAAAGCCTGGGTTGAAGGGGAACAGATTATTGGCGAGGCGCCGGATTTGCCGAGTGCTACGCAGTACGTATGAAAATCGAGCCAGCTCTCTCACTGGAGTCACACCACTTGCGGCAGGTGTCGCATCCGCTAGGCATCCATGCGAGCGGATAAATTCAAATCACTTTTCGTTCTGGACTCGCCGCCGGTCTTCCCGCAGCCGATCAATCTGGCGATCGATGCCGTCGATCTCCGACTGGTACCGCTCCCGCATCACCTCAGCCTCTTTAGCCAGAGATCCTTCCCATGTAGCACCGGCCAAGTTGTTGGATGCATAAGCCTTCTTGCGCTGGTACCGAGCCAACGCCGCATCCATGTTCTGTCTCGCTTGTTCCCGCTGGTCTTCCAAGTCGGAAATCTCACGATCAATTTCCCGAAGCTCGGCTCTCTTCTCACGACCTTCCAAAAAGGCCTTTCCACCAGCGCCAACCATGGAGCCTGAGCCAGTACGCTCCGGGGCCCGGACTTCTATTTCCTTGGCGTCATTGCCGCAAGGTTGGTCAGAGAAAGTCATCTGGCCGTTCACGGTGCACTGGTACACAGCGGCATGGGATAAAGCTGGGGTGGCGAAAGCAATGAAGAGCAACGTCCGTTTGAGCATGATTTTCCTCCTTAGCCATCATACTGTAGCGCAACCTTGCAGGTGATTCATGTAATAGATTGTGAAATTCAGCGTGTCTGCCACCACTATGTCGAGCCTCCGGTTTGTGGAAAAACCATCCTGCTGAGATAATCCAAAAACTTTTTTCTAAAAGTTCGCGCCAAGCCGCGATCACTGTGAGTAACATTGTGAGTAACTTCAGGTGAAACAAGACACAGAGATCATGAAAATCATACGGTTAAAAAACGAATGATTTTGATGATCGATAATTGTGATCGTGTCCATTTCAGTTCTAGTCAGTTCGCGCCCCTTCCGTAACCCTTTGTTTTGCAATGCCCCGCGTTCATATGAGTTCAGCCCGATTTGTGGCAAGCCGCGACTACTGTGAGTAAGATTGTGAGTAACGCCGTTTTCAGCAACCGTTACTCACAGACTTCGCTCATGATCACTGATACCAAAGCTCGCAAGGCAAAACCCCGAGATAAAACCTATCGCATCTCAGACTCCGGCGGCCTGGCCCTGGAGATTCGCCCCAGTGGCGCCAAGTTCTGGCGGTACCGATACCGCCTGTTTGGCAAAGCCGGCATGTTCACTGTTGGCGAGTACCCCACTATCACCATTGCCGAAGCCCGGGAGATCAGAGACTGGGCGAAGAAGTGCGTGGCCAACGGTGAATCGCCTGCTGAGGTACGCAAACGCGACCAACGAGAGAAGCTGGCGAAAGATCAATGCACGCTCGAGGAAGTCAGCAAGGAGTGGATTGCCAAGCACGAGAGCCATTGGAC